AGCTGATCCTGAGAACTGAACCCAAGGCATCGCTGTAACGTTTATTGTGCCTGTTTGTGTTGCAGTGCAAACCCAACCTGTGTCGGATTGGCTACCGTTTAAAACTACGGTATATGCGCCTGGCACTTCTGCCCATACATCCATATCGGTTGCACGAGTCCATGTTCCTGCTGACGCAATATAGATGCCGTTAAACTGGCTAGAATCCTCGTTTTTTACAAGAACTCGGTCTCCTGCTAGGGTAGTATAGCCATCAATTGTTTGTAGCCCTGAGAGCGTTATATTGGCTAATGTGGCTACTGCGCAGGCAGCCTTAGGGCCTAAGCCTTGGGCTACGGTATCAACATAGAACTTATTGGCAATATCGGTATTGTTACTAGGAGTTGTGCTTATTTGCCCTGTGGTAGCCGATACATTGGTAAAAACCCCTGTGGAAGGGGTAGTTGCACCAATAGGCGAGCTATCAATGGTCGAGTTTGTAATGGTTAACCCTGACTGAACAGGATTAACCGTTGCAAAAAAAGGCTGACCTTGCCCTATAAAGGTATTAAAAGACCCATCTAGGTTAAAGTAAGCCTGAACAGGCAGTAAATTCTGCGTAACAGAATCATTAACAGCCATAAAAGTCCTTTATAGGCTTACGATTGGTCCGCCATTGGCATTACATAAAGCGTTGTTCCTGAAGTTCCAATTGCAGTAATTGAAAAAATAGGAGGGACAGCGATTACTGTTGGTTGGGACATAGTTACACCCAACACAAACGATTGGCTTGTATTTCCGCCTGAAGGCAATACAGCTGCAGGAGCGGAAGTTGGGGTAATAGTAATAGCAACAGGATTAGCTGAGGTATTCAAAAATCCGCAATAGTTGACCTGGTCATTGCCATTTGGGGTAATGGTAACGGCTGTTGAGGCCGTTCCACTAACCGTAATAGCAGTTGTAGGGCCAACAAAACGGTAGACCGATGTGTTTGCCATGTTTATTCCTTAAGCAGCGTTTACTGGCGCTGGGTTACCTTCAATACGAACGATTTGAATAGTATATACACCGCTTGCTGGCTTTAAAGTAGCAGTAGAGGTCAAATTGCCGAATTGAATGGTCAAAACACCAGCAGCCAAGCAATCAGCTTCTGCAATAACAACACCAGCAGTTTGTGAACCGTTATAACCAAAAACGCAGATTTGGTCGGTAGTCAACAAGCCAGGAACGTTATAAGTAACAGCAGTTGTAGTATTGGCAGCTAATGAATTTGAGGTATTGTCAAAAGTAGGCTGGATATAAAAGGTTTCATGGGAATTCCCACGAGTTACGGTAGTGCTAGACATAGTTTTTCCTTTGCAAAGAAAACCCTAAAAATGGGTTAATTAATTATAAGACCAAATAGAAAAAAAGCCACCCTTTTAAAGATGGCTTTTTCCCTTACATCAGCTCAGATTAATAGTAGCCTGGGCTTAGATCGTAACCGTAAACATAAACGTCCACAGTCGCTGTAGCTACAGCGGTTGTTTGGTTAATGTATAGGGTTTGTGCTGACAAAGCGGTAGCAGTGTCAGTTGAGGATGAAACAGTTACATAGGAAGGAGTAGTTTGACCAGTTAATGCTGCTGTGGTCAAAACTGCAGTTCCTGAACCGCTTGCACCTAAAGGTGCTGTGTAGATACCCAAAGCAACAGAAGCTACGGATTGCGTTGCACCGTTGTTGTTTGCGTTAGCAATAACAATAGTGGTTGGCAAATACAAAGCGCTGTTGATTACAGGCAATGGTGTATCACCCAAAGCTGCAACGCTAACACCCTTAAGAACTGCTAAAACACGCAGAGCTTGTTGGCTGTTAAGGTTCGATGGGTGTGTTGAGTTAGTAATTGCTGGTCCTGGATTAGACATATAGTTTCCTTTCGTTATCCGTTAAATTAAGCTGCAACTCGGCAAGCAAGTTCAGGATACAGAGGAGCCCATCCATACAATACATCAAGACGAGTAGGAATACTGTCATTGTTGATTGTATATTGGCGAACCACACGCATGCTGAGACCAATTTCTTTATCAGACGCACGTCCAGCAAAGTGAACACCCTCTGGCAACTCAAGGTCAGCTACTGCAAGCGTAAACGCATTGCGGTGGAAGATCATGTTTTGGTTAGAAGTTGTGCCAGTGCTATTGAAGAACGTTACAGCTTGAGCGCCAGTAGAAGTTACAGAAACGTTTTGGAACTGACCACCAGTAATAACTGCTGGAGATACGTTTACAGAAACTGAAGAACCTGAAGCAACAGAAACAGCGCTGTTAACTACAAAGTTACGCAGTTTGCCGTATGACTGACGGTTCTGTGGGTTAACTGCATATACACCAGCGATGGTGAATGTATCGCCTTGGTTCAAGTTGATTGTGCCTGTGTTAGCAGCAGTCAAAGTGATAGTGCTGTTAGAAGCCCAACCAGAGGTCAAGAAACCAGTTGCAGTTGTAACGTTTACAGAGCCAGTAACAGTAGTTGTGCTGAAGTTACCGTATGTCTGTGCCACAACGTTTTGATCAAGTTTCCAGTTCATGCCAGCGGAATCACGACCCATCAAGCCTTTACGATACTGCTCGCCAATTGCTTCTTGTGGAACGAATAAGCCTTTCAAGCTGTCAACAATAGTTGCAGAAGTGAAAGGATCAACGATACAAGCACGACGGCCATCACGTGGAGCGCCTTCGGAGTCGAGGTATGCAGCAGCTGACAAGTAAGTGATCAAGCCAGTTGGGGGTGTGCCAGCAACGCCTACAGTGTTGTAAGTTGCGTTCTTAGCCATTACCAAACCGTCTCTATCGATTTTATTTGCAATCGCAGCTACCGCAGGTTTCAGAACTCTATCTGAAAACATATCGAGGCTTAATGCCAAATCTTGAGTTGTAAATTGTGTGTCCACATGGAATTGTGTCGACAAAGTTACAGGAACTGAAGTCTCATTGAAGTCTTCAACGTTAAGAGCAGGCCCTGTAGTTCCAATGAAGCGTCCAGGACGTCTCACATTCACGGTGTTACCAATCTTAGCACCCACGACAGCGAATTGATCGTCATAGTTGCGGTCAACTTCAGAAGTGAATGTCAGTTCGTTTTCGAGGACCATCAACGCTTCGTTGGTGATCTTCGAGATAGTTAATAAATTATTACTCATCTCATTTTCCTTAAATAGAAATTAGGTTTTACCTGATCCGTCTAGCTTTGCGGAGTTCTTTGTATTGCGCATAGGTCAACTTATCTGTATCAGAAGTTATAACCTCGGCACTACCAGTTCCCTTCAAAGGACTAATCGGAGCAGGCGCTTTTGACTGCACAGCAACAGGCTTCTTCGCTGGTTCGGCAGTTTCCTGTTCAAACCTAGCCTCCAACTTCCCAATCTCTCGTAAGGCTTTAATAAGTGGCATTCCTGCCACCTTATTTGCGTATTCTGAATTTGACGCTAGTTCATATAGGATTTGTGGGCCTACATCCGACTCCAAGATTGCGTCCCTAATTTCATTAGAAACCTGGACGTTACTTGATGTCACTAAATCGTCAAAATCAGGCAGGTTTGGCTTTGCTTTTTCTAGCTTTTCAGACCATAACTTTTGGATTTTGGCCTGTTCTTCCGCAGCTTTCCGCTCCGCTTCCTGCTTATCACGCTCATATAAAGCCTTTTCAGTCGACCACATTGCGAGTGCTTTCGCATACTCAATGGCATCGGTAAACTGATCCGCTCTTGGCTCATCTCCTACAGGATCGATTTCTTTAGGTTGGGTCGATACCGTTTCAAATTGCCGTAAACGCTCCTCTAGGGCTTCTTTTTCAGCTAGGGCTCTTGCAGCTTTATCTTCTGCATCTTTTCTAGCCTTAGTAAGCTCAGAGAATCTTTTCTCAAGTTTAGGATTTTGTTTCCGTTCCTCTGTTGCTTTTGTCTCAGGTTCTGACGCTGGTTCACTCTCACCTTCAGCTTGCTCAATCGGCTCTGATTCAGGAGTTTCCTCTACTGTTTCAGCCTCAACTGGCGCTTCCTCGGCAGCTAAACCAAGACGATTCATGTTCCAATCGACTAAATTTTCACTTGTTACTACATTTGATGCCAACCGCTCTTGCACTTCTGACATGGATAACTCCAAGAATTAACCCAATGAATCCATTGGTAGATTGTTACTTTTTAACACAAAATTTTATTAAACACAATCAAATTGCTCTTTCGATTGCCTCAGCTTCGGCTTCCTTTTCAGAGCGTAAATTTAAATGCGCCAATACTAAAGCCAAATTTGCCTTTAAGTGTTCTATTTCTAGCTTGGTTTGATTGTTAATAACGGTATCTGTTTGCTTAGCAGAATCACGCATTTCAATATCATGCGCCTTAGCAGTCTGACGCATAAGCTCTCGCTTGGTCTCCGCATCTTCTTGCATCTGTTTAACAGAACTATTGTGTTTAATATCAAGCTGTAATTGCTGGATAATTTGCTGTGCCTGCTGGAGTTGAGCCTGCATATTCTTAACCTGCATCTGAACTTGTGGCGGAACAGGCGATTTATCGTCAATTTGAGCCATTGGGTTAGAGGCAGCCAAACGGTCAGCAATAATATCTGCGCCTGGGAAGTCCATATTGCGCACAAATAGGTCGCCAGCCACTTGGATAAGCTGAGGATCGGCAGCAAATAGCCCTGTCATAGCCTCTACAGCCTCTTGGCGCTTCGATGAATAGCCTGGGCCTGTATCCATTACAACGTCATATTTTCCAACGGATACGTCGTTTAGAATCTTTTCTACACCTTGCTCGTCAACGGATCGCTGGTTCAAAGTAACCAATTCAGGCTTGCCGTCATCGCCAATTATGCGCAACACTCGCTCAGTATCGTAAATTTTAGGAATCAAATCCAAAATAATACGGCCACAATAAGCAATAGAACGAGTCAGATTGTCATAGTAATGGTAGTTAACCATGTCAACTTGCTGCTGTTGACCTTGGATAGCCTTGCCTGATTGGTTGCCTTGCGGTAGCTGGCTAGGGTCGTATATACCAACCACAGCCTGCAAGTCTGCGTTCATACCGCTTAATGCAGCCATAACCCCTGTAGGAGGCTGTTCAGGCGATTGTCTTGTAGGAGGAGGAGCCATCCGTCCTTCTGTATCGGTCTGCTTGTAACGCAAATAAGGTGTGGCTTTAATATTAGCCATCGCCCATTCGTTTTCATGGCCTTCGTCTTGGCCTTCAGCAAGAATCCATTTAGCCTTAGGCGCTAGGGCTACGGTTTCGGTCAAGCTGGTGGCCCAGTAGTTATACATCCGTTGTGGGTCTTTAGCCATGCGAACCAAGCCAAACTTCTTATGCTTAGAATCCACAATAACCTGCTGGCCATATACAGGGATAATAGGAATAAACTTACCAGCCCAGTCACCCTCTTCAAGGATTTGCATAGCGGTTAGCTTGCACCACTTGATTTTCTTTTTATGGCTATCTCGCTTGTCTAATACCTCAATATTGGCAGCCTCAAGCAGTTTTTTAACCTTTTTGTATTCGTCCTCATAAAGGCTAGTGCCATCGGATAAATAGTAAAGAACGGCTGGCTCTTTGACGGTATAGAAATATTCGGCAATACGAATATCCTCTTTCATTACCCATTCAGAGTTGGTATCCCCAGTGCCTCTGCTACTAAAACCTTGATCTACCTCAGCCCAAGGGTATAGGACCTTGAAGTTTCGTTTACTTATTACGGTAGTAATTAAGCATCGCTCAGCATCAGAACCATCTGGCAACTGGGAATTAGGATCAAAGTAAACAGTAAAAGGGTTATCAATAGGACGGATATAGATTTCCTGCTCAAAGCTATCGTCTGACACATAGTCAGTAGTAACCCTAAAATATCCCCAACCCATCTTTACTGCGTATTCAAAGGCTGTGTCGTAAGCGTTGTCAGCGTTTGATTGTGTTTCTATATGACGGCATACACCAGTTAGAATCTCGGCTAATTTAGCGTCTGACTCATTATTCATGCCATGCACTTTAATTCTTGGACGTTGCTGGCGCTGTTGGTTACAGATTTGACGAATATAAGCGTCAATCTTGTTAATGGTTAGGCAAGGACGAGCCTCTAGCACTCGGCTATTTTGAACATCTACTGGCCATTGATCGCCTGCAGCAAAACGGACATCATCTAATGCTTCGGCACGATTGTTTGAGTCTACATCGCCACATAAGCGCAAGAATTGCTTAGCTTCATCAATCCTTGAATCGTATTCCATGTCATTGATGCTATCGTAATCTGCCATATTTATCCCATCCAGCTGCCCACAGGCATATAGTTTTGTCTTTGGGGTTTTGGCTTGCGAGGCTCGTTTACCATCAACCCAATATATCTAAAGGCATCTGCGCCATGTGAATATTGGTCATGAAGTGGCTTCTGACTAAATGCGCCAGTTTCAGGATCAACGTCATAGCGATAATGTCTTAAGCATTGTAAGCCTTCTTCGCAATTTTGCCTATCAAAATAGCATTTTGCAAATATCGTTCTAGCTGCGTTTATAGAATCGGTTACAGGCACTCGGTCTAGTATTTGCACCTTCCAGCCTGTAGAGCGCACAATTTCCTCGATAGATTTGCCTGATCCTAAGTTCTTAGCAGCAGCGTCATGGGGTAGCCATAAGGTGTCATAGACGTAGCCATAGGTCTGCATTTGGGCTAAATACCAGCTGATGGTTTTTTGATTGTCCTCGATATACCGTATCACCCTGATTTCCATGCCAATAAACTGCACAAACCAAATCGCAGTCGAGTCGGCCCACCCAAGGTCGAATATGGCATGAACTGGTTTAATAGGGTCGTAAGGCACTCTAGTAATTCTGCCGTCTAGCTCGGCTATTTCCATCTCTTTACCAAATACAGCGCCATCTATTTGGGTTCGGCAAATACCTTCCCAAACGTTGTTATAAGCCTGAATATCCCTATTTTTTAGTGCCTGGCGCTCTAGCTCTAGCGTTTCAGGAAACCAAGGATTGTCGCTGTAGTTTATTTTTTGGACCACCGAGCTTTCAGGCGGATTGACAATAAACCGTTGATAAGTCTCGTCAGTCTCTAACTCAGGGTTGAACGACACCCATATTTCGCTGTTTTCTTTACGAATCGTAGGTATGAGAATGTTCCAACTTTGGGCCGATACGCTCTGCGCCTCTTCCACCCAACAAATATCAATTCCTTCGATACTTTTTACATTATTTGTATTGTTTTTAATACCCACAAAGGTAAACTCTGTGCCGTTTTTACCTACAATAGAGTTCTGCGTAACGGTGTAATACCAGCCTAGCTCTAAGTTTTCTATTTGGTCGCACAATAATTTATGGACCGAGTCTTTAATAGAGGTTTGGAACTCACGTGCGCATAGAATACGCAACTGGCTTCTAAAGCCCTTAATAAGCAAAGCCCTGGCAATATTCCAAGATTTTGATCCGCCTCGCCCTCCGTAGAGTATGCGATAACGGCAGTTTTTAGGCTTAAATAGTATTCCTAGCTTGGTAGGAAAATGCGCCTTAGCAAGAACCTGCTCAAGCCTTTGATCTTGTTCCATCAGGTTCAGTTAGGATTATTTCAAAGCCATCAATATTTGAGCCGTCAGCGTTAGCCAGTCTAG